GGTCTAAATTCTTAAACACACAGTTTACAGTAACTGATGGTTTGGTAGAGTTAGTACAAGTTGATGGCGGAAGTTATTAATACTACAAGGGAACTATATGTCGACAGTAATTAAATTAAAGCGCAGTTCAGTTCCCGGCGCAGTACCGGAAGTAGAGGATCTGGAACCAGGCGAAGTTGCTATAAACGATACAGATGGTGTTATGTACTTTAAAAAGTCCAATAACACCATTTCTAGTTTTAGCACTGGCGGTGGCGGTGGAAGTGCCTTAATAGAAACAATAGCAACTGAAAAAGCTATTATTATGGCTATTGCATTGGGGTAAAATATGGCAACAATATTCGTAAATGCGATTTCGCGTGCTGTAGGTACTTCAGAAGTAATTAGCTTTACAGCACCAGAAAAGTGTATTGTAATCGGTGGTAGTATCTCAAATCTAAAGAGTACTACTATTCCTTTTACATTAAAAATTCGTAGGGGATCGGAAGATACCTACATTCACAAAGACAAAAGAATAGATGCAGGCGATCCATACGAATTATCAAAAGGTAATAAGTTAGTTCTTGCCACAGGGGATAAATTAGTTATCTCCGCCAAAGTAGATTCTAGCATTGATGCAGTCTTCTCAATATTACAAGGAGTCTCATAATGGGTGGGTTTTATGAAGGCTCAGATTTAGCCGATAAAGTGTTATACGGGTTCCGTCTAGACCCTGACACAGGCAATCTAAACATAGAAATTTTAGACGGGGACACTCCAGTCTCGTTGCCTCAAGAAGGCGTGATTGATAAGTATGATTACAAACAATGGGTTTGGTCAAAAGATACTATTCAATTTGAGTGGGGTAACAAAGGACACTTACTTATGAGGCTAATATAATATGAGTCAACTTATTGATCTAGGAAAATTACGCTTCCACTTCGCTGGTCAGTGGAGCAATGCCACTACATACGAATCAAATGATATCGTTAAGTACGGTGGTAACGTATATGTGTATACATACGCATTAAAAACATCAGGAATTTTACCTACTGATACCGCTTATTGGGCGTTGATGGTAGAAGGTTTCAACTTCTTGGGTTCTTTTAGCACAACCGGCAACTATAAAGTTGGTGACGGTGTTGCACACGGTGGCGTTGTGTATGTTGCTATTAAAGACTCTATCAACATCACTCCTCCTAACGCAGTTTACTGGTCACGTTTCTTGGATGGTATTCAGTACGAAGGTACTTACTCTCCTACAACTTCTTATCAGAAGAATGACGTTGTTAAATACGGTGGTTCTATCTATGTTGCAAAACAAGACGGCACAAACAACTTACCAACAGTTACTGCATACTGGGACAGATTTGTAGAAGGTGTTAGCCCTCGCAGTGTTTACAACGAAGCTACAGCTTATGTACCTAATGACTTAGTTGCTTATGGCGCTAACATTTATCGTGCTAAAGTAGAGACTACTGGCAATGCTCCAAGCAACACAGGTTTCTGGGAATTGTACGTTGGCGGTATTAAGTTTACTGGCAACTATAGTGCTGTAACAGAATATTATGTAAACGATATCGTTGTTTATGGTAACAACATTTATCGTTCAAAGTTAACACAATCCAACACACTGCCTACAGTTGCAGCTAACTGGGAATTGTTAACTGCTGGTAACAGCTACAAAGGCACTTACGTAAATGCTACTGGATATTTCCAGGGCGATATTGTTAGCTACGGCGGCAATGTTTATATTGCGTTAGGTGTAACAACAGGTAACTTACCTACTGATGCTACCAAGTGGCAAGTATATAGCTCAGGTTTCTCTTATCAAGGCGTATGGTCTAGCGGTACCGAATACAAAATCAACGAAATCGTTGGTTACGGTGGTTCTTTATATCGTTCTAAAGCCGACAACCAAAACGTTAACCCAACAGTTACAGCTACTTGGGACAAGGTTGTTGCAGGATTTAAGCTGCGCGGTACATGGGCAACTGCTACACAGTACGCAACTGATGAAGTTATCACTTATGGTGGTAACACTTACATCTCTATTTTACCACACGCTTCCACAGATTTTAATACCGACTTAGCTGCTAACAAATGGCAGAAGTTTAATTCAGGTATTCGTTGGATGGGCGTCTGGACTAGTACTACCCAGTATTACAAAGATGACGTTGTTAAGGCTGGTGCCTCTTCGTTTATCGCTAACGTTGACACTATTGGCGGTAGTAATCCAGCTGGCGGTTCAAACGCAAATTGGAGTAGCTTTGCTACTGGTGCTGAAGGATTCTTGTCTAAAGACGGCGATGCAATGTTGGGTATGCTTACCCTGTTTGCAGCTCCTACAGACCCATTGCATGCAGCTACAAAAGCTTACGTAGATCAGTTTATTAATGCAGCAGCAGGCGGAACAATTAGTGGCCCTCTGGTTGCTAGCGGCGTAAATGCAAGCTATACTGCTCAAAACGGTGCTACTGTTAATATCAGTGGTGGTAGCTTAAATCTTACAAACGGTTCTACTCTTACAACTGACGGCACTTCTACGCTTGGCAATACCCGTGTTGCAGGTAACTTAGATGTTGACGCTGATTTAAATATTGATGGCGGTGACTTAACAGTTACTGGAACTACATTTAACTTAGCAAATACAACAGCGACAACAGTTAATTTGGCTGGTGCTGCTACTGCAGTTAATATTGGTGCTGCAACTGGTACAACCACTGTTAAAAACAATGTTGTTATTGACGGGGACTTGCAGGTTAAAGGTGGTGACATTACCACTAACCAAACAACTTTCAATGTTGTTAACGCAACGGCTACAACAGTAAATATTGCTGGTGCAGCTACTGATGTTCAAATCGGTGCCGCAACTGGTACAACTAATATCAATAACAACGCTGTTATTGACGGTGTTTTAGATGTTATCAGCGGTACTACAATTACAAACACAACCGATGATCCTACTGGTTTTGACAATCAGCATCCTGACACTCGTGGTGTGGTTGAGTACAGTGACAATGGTACGCGAGTTTACTCAATCGACAAAAACGGTACTATTACTGTTCGCGAAGATTCAAAGTTTGCTACTGGCACAGCTTATCAAACAACAGCAGTTGCAAAAACCTTAGCAATCTTTCCTGCGCCAGGACAAACAAAATTTGTTTACTACGTTAGCGGTGTACGTTACGAAAAAACAACTTTAGTATCTAGTACGTCAGCAAGTATTAACGGCTATAACTACTTTTACTTTGACGGTGGCTCGCTAACAAATAGCACTACTCGCACAGATACTATTTTAACTACAATGGCTAATGTGGCTGCTGTTCGTGGAACTAGTCGCAATAATCGTAGTATCTCTGTTGAAGATCAGCGTCACGGTATTTCTATTGACGGAGCTTCATTAGTTTATATTAAACGTGCAGAGGGTATTAAGCTTGTAAGCGGTCATGGAGTTACTCCTGGTACAGTTGGCCAAGGTACTTACACAAATACCAAAGCAGGCGAGTTACGCGATGCAGACTTAACACTTACATCACCTGTTAAGACAAGCAATAAGTTCTTAGTTCGTGATGGGGCTGACTGGAAACTTGCTGACTTAAACGACAACTTACTTTCATATAAGTTAGGTGTATTGGGCGGAGTTACAGTTACTTCACAAGGTAGTGGCTATTCAGGCCTGTCTACAACACTAAGCGTGCAAGGTGACGGCGAAGGTGCTACAGTTACTCCCGTTTTGGCAGGTGCTGCTCTACAATCAATTACACTTAATAATGGTGGTTATAACTACGCTAACAACGCAACAGTTACGCTTTTAGGTGATGGTACTGGCGGTACTGCAACAATTGTTGTCCCCCCAGGCAGAAACATTGCTTCAGCTGCAGTTACAAACGTTGGAAGTCGTTATACAACAGCACCAACCGCAACAGTAGTTGGTGGTGGTGGTACAGGCGCTACATTATCGGTCGCACTTAACTTAGGTACTCCAATTGCAGCAGTGCATATGGATACTCTTGGTAGTGGATACACTTCAGCTGTTGCAACAATTGACGGTGATGGTACAGGTGCAACAGCAACTGTAACAATTGTTGCTGGTGCAGTAACGGACATTAACTTAACTAACGCTGGTAGCGGATATACTTACGCAACGGTAACGATTAGTGGTAATGGTACAGGTGCTACAGCAACCGTACACACGCTGAAAAACTTTATTCAATCGTATGAAATTACCAACGTAGGTAGTGGATATACAAGTAATCCTACAGTAACAATTAACGGCGATGGTCATGAAGCCACTGCAACAGCTACAATTACTGCTGGCGGTGTTACGGATATTGTGATTACTAATGGCGGTCACGGGTATACTTTTGCTACGATGACAATTAGTGGCGGTGGTGGTACAGGTGCTACTGTTAATCCTATTCTGAGTGGATATCCAATTCAGTCCGTTACTCTGACAAACCCAGGTAAAAACTATACTAGCGACCCAACAGTTACTGTTACTGGAAATCAGTACAGCACAGGCGGAGCTATTTCAGTAACTCGTGCTCAAGGTAACACTATTGATAGTATTACACTGACAAATCCTGGTACTAACTACACGTATGCAACAGTACAAGTTAATAGTACTACGGCTGGTACAGGTGCTAATTTTACAGTAGCAGCTACTCCAAGCGGTATCTTAGGTGTTACAGTTACTAATGGTGGACGTCACTACAGTTATGCAAACATTATTGCAACTGACACAGGTGGAGCAACAGGTTTTGCTGCAACAACAACACTAACTCCTGTTCCTCAATATAACGGCTATGTTAACCAAAGCACAGGATACGATTTAAATAATATTCCTGCAGGAAAGTTCACAAATACTTATTTTGCAGCAGTATCTAGTGTTGATCGTGTTATAAAGATACCTAGTGCATATTTATTTAATACTGTACGCGAAGCCTTTCAGTATGCTAAAAAAGAACTAGAAGAAATTAAAACTTATGGTATGCCTTTTGAGAACTACAAGTTCTTAGGTGTGTCGGTTATTAATAACTCTGGCGATTTACAAACTATTCCAGGCACTAATTTAGGTGATGTTTTATATTATGATCTGTTAAATAACGATTATAATGCCGCACCACTTAATGCTGGAGATGCTAAAGTAGGTAGAAGTTTAACTATTACGGCTAGCGGAAACGCGGGTGCATGGGTTGGAGCTACAGAGTCTTCTAAAGTTTACTATGTTGCGCCTCACGGTGTAGACCAGGTAACTAGCGGTAGCAATATGGCTACTCCTTTTGCAAGTATCAAATATGCTTGCCAACAGGCAGAAGAAGGTGCTACAATTTTTGTTAAGACCGGAACATATAGCGAACAGCTACCTATCACAGTTCCATCAAACGTAGCTATTGTTGGAGATAATCAGCGTACTGTTAACGTTCAACCAAAAACTGGTAACAGTGACGACGGCGTAACCCCTAATAACCAATCAACAATGTTCTTGATGAGCAACGGCTCAATCTTAAACAAGATGACTTTTAGAGGTATGACTGGTTGGGTTCCAGGAAGCACTCCTGGTGACATTACAACTTCTACAATTAAAGGTGTTGTGGTTCGGTTAAATCCCGCATCTCCTATTCTTCACAAGTCTCCTTATGTTTTGGAATGTTCATTTATTGGTCAGGGTGCTATTGGCGCTTTAATCGATGGTACAGTTCATGCAACTGGTGCTAAAACCATGATTTTCCATGGCTATACTATTATTAACGATAATGGTGTTGGTTATTGGGTTAAAGATGAAGGCAAGGCAGAAATTGTAAGTTGCTTTACTTATTATAATTACTTTGGTTATATAGCAACTGGTGGCGGATTTATTCGTGCGCTAAACGGTAACAACAGCTATGGAACTTGGGGTGCAGTATCTCAAGGTTTTGGAACCTCAGAGACTCCAATCACAGGCGCTATCGTTGGACAACAACTTAATTTCGTTTATCAAGGCGGGTCTATTAACGTTGGCGATACCTTTACAACTAGTGCTGGAGCAACTGGCGTTGTAACAAACGTACAGTACAGTGCAAATAAACTGTACGTAAAAAATACAACAGGTACCTTTGCTTTAGGTAATACTATAACTTTCCAAAGCGGTGGCACAGGTACCATCAGCGCAGGAGCTTTAGAAAATACAAAAGGTTTTGTATTAGTACTTAACGGATTAACAGCTTTGCCAAAACCAGGCCAAAGTATACAGCTACAAGGCGACTCTTTAGCCTACGTTGTACAAAGCGTAAGTGGTACCTATGTAAACACAAGTAGTGAAGTCGTAGTTGTGTTAGCACAAGAAAAACCAACAGGCAGTGCTAATGGTACTATTGTTAGTTTGCGCAGCAAGTACTCGCAGATTCGTTTAACTGGTCATGACTTCTTGGCTATTGGTACAGGTGGTGTAACAACTACTAATTATCCTGGAGAGCCTACACAACCCGCTTCACAGGCTAATGAAACAAATGAAGTTTACCCAGGTCGTGTATACTATGTATCAACTGACCAAGATGGTAACTTCCGTGTTGGTGAATACTTCCGTATTGACCAAGCAACTGGACGTGCTACTCTGAACGCTAACGCGTTCGATCTGGCAGGTTTGACTAGTTTGAAACTGGGTTCTATCGGTGCTCAACTTGGCGAAACTATTAACGAGTTTTCAAGTGATGCATCTATGAGTGGTAACTCAAATACTGCTGTTCCAACAGAGTATGCAGTTAGAACTTATGTTAACGCACAACAATACACAAAAACTTTCGCAGATAGTGGAACTACTATAAACGCTAACGGCTTAGTTACTGCAGGTACAATCGGCGGCATTGCTTACACCAATGTAACATACGCTCTTGTAAATGGAGTAAATCGAGTAGTTAGCTATACCGAGACAATCGGCGGCGTAAGTAAGGCAATAACACTAACATATAATAGTAACGGTTCTGTTGCTACTATATCTTCTGTATAACAATAGGAGTTACTAATTGTGGCAGATATATTAACATATAATTCTCTAATGGCCAAGAATAAGGCCCTTGCAGATGAAATCGCAACACTGAACGCTCAAGCTAGTGCAGGAGGTGGTGGTGGTAGTAGAACTTGGGATCCAAAAAACTGGGGTAACTTAACGTTACTCCCGTTTTGTCAGTTAAAAGGTTCTAGAGTTATTCAAAATGAAAGTAATGCAGGTTGCGGAGCAACCTGCACTTGGACAGTACCAGCAGGCGCTACAAAAGTACAGTTCCAAATTTGGGGTGCAGGTGCTAATGGCGGTGCTGGCGAATGTTGTGGTATGGGTATTCCTGGCGGAAATGCCGCATATGCAACAGTAACACTTGATGCAGTTGCAGGATGTCAATACACACTGTGTGCTGGTTGTTCGCTTTGCTGTTGTCTACATTATGGAGCAATAAGTGGGTTTTATACTCCTAAATGCATGACTCCTGATAACCAGCTAAAAGCCTGCCCTAGTTTTGTAACAGGATTTGGTTTAACCAATTTCTGTGCAGAAGGCGGAATGCACGTAGATGCTTGTCGCTACAAAGAGACCTTGCTGATTGATCGTCACGGTTCTCAGTGGCAGAGTATTATAACTGCAAAAGCGGTTAGTACTGGTAATCCAATGTGCAATTGGTTTATTGGCGAAAATTTAGGTACTGGTAACCATGGTGGTTGGTGTTTGTACGAAGGTGCTCCTTGGATGTGTATGTCAAACGCTGGCAGAGTGCTGGCCGGTTGTCATCCAATTGTTGAAGAGTGCTGTGTTAAGTTTTACGGAACTACTCAAGGAATTCTAGGAAGCTATGCTGGTTGGCAGTGGTATGATACTAATAATAACAGCCAAAATTGTCAGATGCAGGGTAGATGGTGCCGCGGACCTGTTCACTCGTTGTGTCGACTCTCCGCTGTGTGGCCCGGCCCAAGCTGGTTTAACCATGGCGGCAATATATACTCTTCAAGAGGCCAAACCATAGCTGGGTGCACGACTCTGTGTAGCTATGATACTCCTGGATTAGGCGGTTTGCAAGGATTTGCTGCTGAAGGAAATTGCGGCGGCGGCTATCGTGGTACTGGCGGCGCTGTACGAGTTAGCTGGTGTTAATAAAGGATATTAAACATGCAAAAAGAATTTACTGTAAATATCCCCGATGAGCGCTGGATTGATTCGTGGGATAACAATTTAACACTTACTAAGACCTATATAGGTCCTAGTAAGTTTTATGCTCCTATAAACTTAAACATAAACAGTCTAGTAGGGGTATATTTTGATAGTATTCCTACTCAAGGACCTTACGCAAGCACAGAGAATTATACCATCTATGAAATAGATGCTAATACAGATACTGCTGTAGCTCAATTGGTCCAAGAGACCGTAGATGATGAATATAAGCTAAACTATATTAGAGAATTTGAAGATGAAGTACTACACGACAATAGTATTTACGCAAAAACCACAAATCCAATGGTAAGTGACTACTATCGTTTAAGTTATGATACGCTAACTTCTAAAATAGTTTTAGACCCTATAATTAATGATAACTGGCATATTCCTCAATTCGACGTTGTTAACAACAAATTAGAGTTGTTAAACTACAATAAAATTAACGTTTCATTTTCGGAAGCAATGTTAGCAAAAATAACAGCAGCAATAACGCAACTAGAAACTTATAAAGCTACTATTGTTAATGCTAGAAAGTGGAAGTATGATACTTTTAATATGAGTGAAGTACCACAAATATCAAAATCAGTAGAACAGGCTTTAAAACCTATTCCAGTACAAGAACCTACGCAGCCAGAGCCTGTGCCTGAGCCTAGCAATGAATAATAGGAAAAAACTATGAGTGATATATTACTTCATGCAGCTATTCAGGAAAACCAAAGGTTAGTTTCTGAGTTAATGACTGCAAAAGACAGAGTCAGTAAAAAAGAGGCTTTGCAAGCTGCAGGCGTTAGTCCAACAGTAACAGATGAGTGTAACATGTTTTCTGTTGAAACATTTGGGTATGTGGGCGACGGCGTAGAAAGTTTGTGCACCCACCCAAGGCTAGGACGAGCTGGCTATGTAATACCAAGATATTACAAACCAGAAAATATGGAGCCAATCAATAGAATGTGCGCCATTAACGATATGTGGTGTAAAACATTTGGTACCATTACTCAACCAAAACAAAACGGTATTTTTACCTTTGATTGCGAGTATGGCAGATGTGGTGGACAATGTCAATGGACTGTTCCCACAGGCGTTTGCAGAGTTCAGTTTCAGTTATGGGGCCCTGGAAGCGGTAGTGGTGGAGCTTGCTGCCAAGGCAGCGGCATGCCAGGCCCAAATGGAGCCTACTCTGTGCAAGAGCTTAATGTTACGCCCGGAGATACTCTTTGCTGGTGCTATGCTTGTGCATATTGCTGTTATGGTGATGGTACTAATCAGCCAGGTGGCGGAAATGGTTACTGTACTAACTTGTGCTATTGTGACTGTCAGGCACAAGCAGGCTACAGTTTTTACGCATGGGAAGCGCCTACACCGTCGTCATGCCGTCACTGGTGTATGATGTGTATGTCGCACAATTATGCTAATTGTTGTGCTTGGCAGTTTGGTGGTAACTGGTATCTAAGCAATGGCGAGGATATTAATCAGCATGGTGGATGTAACTGTACTTTTGGCAGTTCGTGGTCCTGCATCAGAGGGCTTCAAATGTGTGGTGGATGGGGCTTCTGTATTGATGGTCCTGGTACTAGTGCCGTTGTTCCTATGATGTTTGACCACTACTGTGGTTTTGGTACAAATATGAGTAGAGCAACTATGCGAGATAAAGTAGCTTCTATATACGGACACTATGCTGTATGGCCTGGAGTATACCTTGCATCAAGTTGTTGCGTTGGTTCCGCGTTTGACGGTGCTCCGAGCTACATTGAACAAGCTCCTGTTGTAGGATTCCCAGAATCTTGGTGGGTTGACGGCAGTAGACACGACTATATGGATGGAATAAAAAGGCCACCAGCACGTTGCTGCAGTCAAGGTGCTTGTTTTGGTTCAATGTACTGTCACGGTACACAAAAAGCCCCTGGTATTGGCGGAAACGCTATATGGAACATGAGCCAAGGCTATAGCTGTGGTGAATATGGTGGCGGTGGAGCAGTCTGTGTTTCTTGGGACTACTACTGCTAAAAAATACACTTTACTTTTAGGTAGTTTTATGTTATAATAGTTTCATGCTATTTAGCATTAACCATATCTTATAACTACTACCTAAAGTAATAATACTACTTATGAAAAAAGCATTTTTTATTAACGGAGGTGCTGGTAGAGTACTTTGTGCTCTACCAGCCCTTGAATTTTATAAACAAAACACTGATCCTGATGTTGTAATTGTATCCGAGGCCTGGCAAGAGTTATTCTTTGCCAGCCCTATTATCAGAAACAATGTATGGCCCGTGGGGCATAAAGGTCTTTTTGAAGAAAAACTAAAAGACAAAGAGTTAGTTAGTCCAGAGCCTTATAGACTAAATGCTTACTTTAACCAAAAAGTTAACTTAGTACAAGCATTCGATATGTTAATTAATAACCATCAAGAAATACCAGAACCCAAAAAGTTTAATTTAGAAATAAATAAGGTAGATCAGGTATATGGACATAACTTAGTTAATCAAGTAAAAGCTCAGTTTGGAAAAACAAAAACAGTCGTGTTCCAGCCTTTTGGAGCTGGTATAACAAAAGAAGGTAATTTCATTATTGACCCTAGTGGTCGTAGTTTTGAATTACGAGACGTATTTCGCATAGTCGAAGAACTAGGTAAACACTACGCCGTAATTGTTATGGCTAACATAGAAGTACCTACTACTAAACAAATGCCTGCTGCAATGCCTACGGCAAATATGCTACAATGGATGGGTATTATTAATGCCAGCGATTATTTCTTAGGATGCGATAGTATGGGACAACACTATGCCCATGCGCTGAATAAACCAGCAACTGTTGTAACAGGAGCTACATTTCCAGAGAACATCTCTTACCCTTACAACAAAGACTTTACTATTATTGACAATGGTAAAGAAAAGCGTAAATATAGCCCTATAAGAATTACTCAAGATTTTATAGCGGACAGAGAAAACGAAGATTCGATGATTTTACAAGACAAAACGTTTGATAGAGTCATTAAGAGTGTAACGGATAAATTAGGTAAAACTAAACAAAAAGACACTAAATTTGAACCAGTAGTAGATGCTCATGTACACACTGCTAGCTGCGAACACAGTACACCACCTTTTACAAAGAAACAAGCTTTAGTATAATATGAAACAAACAGGATATATTTTAGGAATTGCTAGGGGACATAATGCAGGGGCTTGCTTGCTAAAAGATGGAAAAGTTGTTTTTTCACTTGAAGAAGAGCGTCTTAGCAGGCAAAAATACGATGGTGGCCCTTATGCTACCATGATGAAGGTTAAAGAATATACCGATAAGTTAGATTATATTTTTGTTTCGCACACTCAGTCGTTAAAAGAAACTGCAGGAAAAGTTGATTATACAGGAGACGATGTTTATACAGGATTAGCCCGTAAAATGGGGCTTATTGAGCGTAAAGTTGATATTCATAATCACCCACAAGTTATAGATTTAAGTCATTCACATCACAAGATTCATGCAGCCATTGCATTTTATCGCAGTGGGTTTGACAATGCTGTAGCAGTTATTGTGGATGGTGCAGGTACAGTTTATCCAGCATCTTTCATGGAACAGCCAATTGGATTGTGGGAAACTGAAACAATCATTGATTGTAGTTACCCGGCTGATTTCAAAACAATATATAAGCACCTTGGTTGTAGAGAACCCATTGCTGGCTACTATAACGTAAACCAGAGCTCTGAGCGTTTAGGTGAATCAGGAACTCATATTGAGTTTGTTAGTGGTCATGCAGGTATTACAAAAGTATATGAAGCTGTAACAGAATATTGTGGATTTTCCGCTATTGAAGCTGGTAAAACTATGGGCCTATTTCCTTACGGAAAACCAAACCCAGCAATTCCAAAACTATTTATCGACACACAAACTGCACCTACTAGTGACAGAAACGTAATTGTACCCAGATATCCAAACGGTGCTATTGTAAATGCTAACCTCTACCCAGAATTAGCTGTTATTAGTGATAAAGATATTACGCGCACACAAAATCGTCGCGATCTAGCTTATGCTTGTCAAACTGAAACTCAGGAACAGGTATTAAAATTAATTGAGCAAGCTGTTGAATTAACGGGTAGAAAACAAGTTGTGTTGAGTGGTGGTTATGCGCTTAATTGTGTAGCAAATTATTTCTACTTAAAAACTTTGCGAGAAAAAGGCATTGAACTGTATGTTGAACCAGTGTCAAACGACGGCGGTACAGCAGTTGGTGTAGCACTATGGGGCTATCATCAAACAACACAATCAACTGATAAACATCCTAGCGAAATTTATTTAGGTCCCGAATATAATTATTCCGAAAAAGATATTGGGCGTATTGCTGCTGAATACGAAGCAGAAGTTCATTCGATTACTAAAGAAGATGTAGTTAACTTAATGACACAAAAGAACATTGTTGCAATGTTCCAAGGCCGTTCAGAGAACGGTCCTCGTGCACTAGGCAATCGTAGTTTAATGTTTGACCCTACTTTTGTAGACGGCAAAGACTTTGTAAATGAAATTAAACATCGCGAATATTTTAGACCTTTTGCAGGATCAATCCTAGAAGAAGATGTGCACGAATGGTTTGATTTACGGGGTATGAGTTCTAGTCCACACATGATGTATGCTGTTAATTGCCAGCCAGGCGTTGAGCATAAAATTCCAGCAATTATTCATGTAGACGGAACTTGTCGTATTCAAACAGTTAAACGTGAAGAGAATCCGCATTATTACGATGTGATTAAAGCCTTTAAAGAGAAAACAGGCGTGCCTATTATTTTTAATACTAGCTTTAATTTAGGCGGAGAACCCTTAGTAGAAACACTTGAAGATGCCTTGTGGACCTTAAGCCAAACAGGTATTGACTACTTATACTTACCAGAATATAATAAATTAATTACTGTAAAAGTAAAACAACAAAAATGAAAATCTTTGTAAACGGCACTTTTGACGTCTTACATCCAGGCCACCTAGACTTGCTAAATTATGCAAAAAGTCTAGGTGACTTTT